AGTGGGAGATCCTGGAGCTTCCTGCCATATTGGAGGACAATACTCCGCTGTGGCCGGGGTTTTGGAAGATTGAGGAGCTAGAATCCGTGAAAGCTTCGATTCCTATATCGAAGTGGAATGCTCAGTACATGCAGAATCCCACTTCAGAGGAAGGGGCTTTGATTAAAAGGGACTGGTGGCAGATTTGGGATCACGATGATCCACCGCCTTGTTCGTACATATTGCAGTCATACGATACGGCGTTTAGTTCTAAGGAGACGGCTGACTACAGCGCGATTACTACATGGGGTGTGTTCAAGCCTAGTGATGGTGCACCTGAGTCGATTATATTGTTAGATGCTAAGAGAGGGCGGTGGGATTTCCCTGATTTGAAGACCACAGCCTACGATGAATATAACTATTGGCAACCAGATATTGTGTTGGTAGAATCGCAAGCAAGTGGTACACCTTTGACGCACGAGTTGCGAATGATGGGAATCCCGGTGGTGAACTATAGACCAACCAAAGGGAAGGACAAAGTTACAAGGGTTCACTCTGCTTCACCAGTGTTTGAGGCAGGAATGGTTTGGGCACCAGATGCTATCTTCGCAGAAGAGGTTATCGAAGAATGTGCATCCTTTCCATTCGGTGAACACGATGACTTTGTGGATTCGACAACACAGGCTATACTGAGATTTCGTCAGGGTAACTTCGTTAGACTAGCGTCAGACGAAGAGGACGATGAGCCAGTACCCAGAGAGCGAATATATTATTAAGAGGTAATAACATGGCAAGAAAAGCATTAACAAAAATAGCAAAAGAGGCAGTTAAAAAAGGAGCAAAGGCGAAAACAAAAGCTAAAGCAGCACCTAAAACTAAATCAGCACCTACCCCTTTGACTAGAACTCCGGCAGCACAAAGGAGAACAGCACAAAGAAAAGCAAGAGCAGACAGATCAGCGAAACCTAAATCAGCACCTACTCCTCTTACTAGAACTCCAGCTGCACAAAAACGAAGATCGCAAAGGGCAGCAAGAACAGCAGCAGGCACAGCAGCAGCTACAGCTGCTCGTACTTCTTCAACAACAGCAGCAAGACAAGGATCTAGAACAGGTAAAATACCTACAGCTACAAAAGTAGCAGCAGCATCAGTTGTACCAGCTGCTGGAATAACAGCATTAGCTGTAAACAGCAAAAGGAAGCCCTCCGCTAAAGCATCTGAAGGAACTTTTGGAGAAGCTTTTAAATTTGCTCGTTCCAAAGGTGAAGGAACAAAATTTACCTATAAAGGAAAACAATACACTGCTGTAACTAAAGATGATCTTAAGAAAAAAGGTTACGATGCCAACGAACTTAAGCAATACATGAACAGAAAAGGTAAAGCTAGAGGTCCGTTGAACAGATTAGGACAAGGCGTTAAGAAAGTTCTTTTAGGTAAGGATAAGAAGTTCGGTGGCGATAAAGGTGCTATTGATTTCATTAGAGGTCGTAAGAAGCCTGTTAAGAAAAGTGGCAAGCCAGGATCAAGAAAGATGGCTAATTTTAAGGCTGGTGGAGCTGTAATGTCTAATAGAGGTTTAGGCAAAGCTTATATGAAATCTAAAAGGTAAACGTGCCTAGAAAAATAGCCAAGTCTTTAATCAAGAAACTTGTTAAAGAAATTAAGGAATCTAAGCCTACTAAGAAAGAAAAGGAAAGATACCGCAAGGGGAAACAAGCTTATAAGTCTGATGTACCTGAAATACAGAAAGCTCTTGATGATGCACATGGCGGGTCAACTTTAAAAGTTGTTAAGCCTGTTAAGAAAAAGAATGGCGGTCTGGCAATGAAAGGTCAGGGGAGAGCTTTTTTAAAAGGTAATAGATAATGGCAGATATAGACAAAGCGATTGATTCTGAAGAACAGATAGAACTTCAAGTTAGAAATCGCAACAAAGCGATGGATATCGAAGTCGATGTTACTGAGGAAGATCCAGAACTAGAATCATTTGAAGAACTAGAAGACGGTACGATTGCTTTTGGCAACATGCCAACTCCTATAATGGATACAGACTTCTCTGCTAACTTAGCAGATTTGATGGATGATTCTGATTTGAATTCTTTAAAGAATGATTTGATGGATAACGTTGATTCAGATAAAGATTCTCGTAGCGATTGGGAAAAGACTTACCGCGATGGCCTTGAGTATCTTGGTATGAAGACAGAAGAAAGAGCACAACCATTTGAAGGCGCATCCGGGGTGATGCATCCTTTATTAGCAGAATCCGTGACTCAGTTCCAAGCGCAAGCCTATAACGAATTACTACCATCTCAAGGACCAGTTAAAACACAAGTATTGGGTATGACTACTCCTGACAGCGAAGCGCAAGCTTCTCGTGTGCAAGAGTTCATGAACTATCAGTTGATGCAAGTCATGAAAGAATACGATCCTGAAACGGATCAGATGTTGTTCTATCTTCCTTTGTCTGGTTCAGCCTTTAGAAAGATTTACTATGATCAGAACCTAGGTAGAGCAGTATCTAAGTTCATACCAAGTGAAGACTTAATCGTACCTTATGCTGCTACAGATCTACACAGTGCTACTAGGATTACTCATGTAATCAATATGTCCATAAACGACATTAAGAAACTACAACAAATGGGTTTTTACAGTGATGTGAATGTAGATTCTGGCAATATGTTGGCAGAAGAGACTGATGATATTCAAGAAGAAATAGATCAAATACAAGGTATAAGTCCTAGTTATAACGATGACGATACCTGTAAGGTGTATGAAATTCATACAGAATTAGATATACCGGGCTTTGAAGATCTCAATGCACAGGGCGAAGAGACAGGTATTAAGCTTCCATATATCGTAACCATAGCTAACGACAAGGTTTTATCCGTTAGAAGAAACTACAGAGAAGAAGATCCTTTAAAAAGAAGGATTAATTACTTCGTACATTACAAATTTTTACCAGGTCTAGGGTTCTATGGCTTTGGTTTGACTCACATGATTGGTGGTTTATCTAAAGCCTCCACATCAATACTTAGACAGCTTATAGATGCTGGAACTCTTTCTAACTTACCGGCTGGATTCAAAGCGCGTGGTATCCGCATACGTAATGATGATCAGCCTTTACAACCTGGAGAGTTCAGAGATATGGATGCTCCCGGTGGTAGTTTGCGAGACGCTTTTGTTCCGCTGCCTTTTAAGGAGCCAAGTCAAACCCTACTCTCTCTCCTAGGGATATTGGTTGATAGCGGTAGGCGTTTCGCATCTATCGCTGATACGCAAGTTGGAGACGGCAATCAAAATGCACCAGTAGGCACAACGATAGCTTTATTGGAACGTGGTACTCGTGTGATGAGTGCAATCCACAAAAGATTACATTCAAGCCAAAGAATAGAGTTTGAAATACTAGCTAAAGTGTTTTCAGAATCATTGCCACCGTCTTATCCGTACAATACTGCGAATGGCAATCAAATGATTAAGTCTATGGACTTTGATGACAGAGTAGACGTATTACCTGTATCAGATCCTAATACTTTCTCTATGAGTCAAAGGGTTATGATGGCTCAAGAACTATTGAGAACCGTACAGAGTAATCCAGAGATTCATGGTCCCACTGGAATATACGAAGCTTACAGAAGAATGTATTCTTCTATGGGTGTGCAGAACATAGAACAATTGTTGCCTCCACCACCTCAACCACAACCTGTAGATCCAGCTAATGAAAACTCTGGATTGATTGCCGGTATACCTCAACAGGCTTTTGCTGGACAAGATCATGATTCGCATATCAACAGTCACTTGTCTTTATACGGAACTATAACTGCACAAGCAAATCCTGTTGTACTATCTTTGATACAAGCCCATATTTATCAGCATATTTCATTTAGAGCATCTGAAATTGTAGATGAACAAAACGCACAAAATCCTGAGTTCCAAGCTATGGCTCAACAGATACAACAACTACCACCAGAAATTGGTATGGGATATCAACAGAAGCTACAAGAGAACGTAGCCAAAGATATTGCTGCAGTTGTGTCGGGATTAACAGAACAAATCAATGCTATGTTCATGCCACCTCCACCGCAACCAGATCCTTTGGTTGAACTCAGAGGTAAAGAACTAGATATCAAAGCTGATGATGTACAGCGCAAGCGTGAAGAGTTTGCTCAGAAACAACAGTTTGATGCTATGAGAGCTATGGAAAACAATGATTTGGCAGAGCAACGTTTGGGTATTCAAAAAGATATTGCTATTATGAAAGACGATATAGCGAAAGAAAGAATAGACCAAGCAGCGCAATTTAAAGCAATGGATATTATGAGAGGTAACAGATGAGTTCATTAAGAAAAGAACAAGCAGAAATGCAAAAGAAACAACTTAAGTTAGAAGAGGAGCAAAGGATCAATGCCAATCAACCGAGCGTCAATGAGAATGCAAATATCGACATCGACAAAATCGCGAAGGAAGCCGACAAAGAAGCCAACGAAGTACTCGCAAAAGTCGTTAAAGAAAGCAAACCCAAAAAGAAAACTGCAGCCAAAAAGCCTAAAGCTGTCGCTAAGACTAAGGCCAAGGTAACAAAAGCTAAAGCACCCGCCAAAAGGGGAAGACCTAAGAAAAAGTAATGCCCTTAAAAAAAGGTAGTAGCAAGAAGACAATATCTGCTAACATAAGTGAATTGACCCGCAGTGGAAAGAAACAAAAGACTGCCATTGCTATAGCTCTTGAACAAGCAAGAAGGTCAAAAAATAAAAGAGGTAATAAAAATGGAAAAAGTAAAAGGCGTTAAATCAAGCGTTACTATCAAAGACCAAGGTACTGTTAATTACTCAGGACCAGAACAAGTTGCTAACGGCAGCGCACCTAAACCATTTGGAGCAGGTAAATCTCGTGGCGGTAAAGCTGCCTTGAGAGGAACTAAGTTTAGCGGAATCTATTAATGGCAACACCTCCTGTAGCACCTGGCGTACGAAACCAACAGTTTGGTGAGGTAGAGCGTATAGAACGTATGCCAGCACCTCCACGACCTATGCAACCTAGACCTAGTTTAGTTGTTGGCGGTCCAGCATTTTTTACACCTGAAGGCTATCAAGCTCCTGTTCAACCAGAACAGGCTTTCATGCCTACTGACAGAAGAACAGATGCAATAGGAGATAATTTTAGAAGGCCATATGAAAGACCGATAATGCCTATGCCTAGTCCTACGCCTCCTCCTGAAATGGCTCAACCTGCACCACCTAGAGTGCCGATAGAACAACCTAAACAAACAGTACCTGAAGACGGAACAGTGATTGGTAGACCAGCACCAGTTATGCCAATGCCAGTACCTACACCACAACCAAAGTATGATCCTTTTGCTTATAGTGATTTAGGTCAAAGAGCATTAGCCGGTGAATACATAAACTCAATGACATTTCATTGGTTTGATCCAACTACCGGTAAAGGTGGTAGCACTACTGAAGGTTGGAGCAGAGTGCCTGATTCAGCTAAACCTTATACTTATTTAGATAAGGGTGAAGCAGACGAAGCCAAAGAAAGATTCATGACTTATGAAGACAGAGGGGATGTGGATAGAACACCAAGAAGAACACCTGTTACTGCACCAGCTCCTGTAGTAGAAGCTCCTGTATTCGCTGGCGGTCCTGGTGGTGCTAAAACTATGCCAGCTCCAGCACCCGTTCCTGTAGCTCCAGCTTTTGACCAAATCGATGTAGCGGGTTCATTAGCTGCTGGCGCAGTTCCATCACAGCAAGATATTTTACGAGCCTATGCACCATATTTACTGGGTTCTCCAAAACCAGAGGTTACTTTAAGTAAAATTAAAGCTTTAGAAGATGCTGGTTATGTTTTAGAAGGAGCTGCGCCAACTAGCGATATAAAAATTGTTCCCAATGAATACAGAGGTGACGGTGGCAGTTTTGTACCTAAAGTACCACAACCACCAGCACCTGTAGTGCCTCAATCAATGCCTTCTATGCCATCATTACCGTCTGCAACACTTCCAACGCTTCCAACGCTTGGCAGTAAACCTAGCTTAAGAACAATGCCTATGATGGATGATCCTAGGGAGAGATAAACAAACATAGGCAGGAGAGAGCCAATGGATGCTGTAAATTTAGCAGAATATTTATTCAAGACTTTAAGACAAAGAGAACAGAACGCGGTTGACATAATTGCAAGTGGCAATATAAAATCGATGGAGGACTACAAATACGTTATGGGAGAGTTGTCGGCGATTCGCTCACTCATACAAGATTTACAAGAAACGCTGCATATGGATGATATCGATGAATGAAAAAGTCGCAAAAACAGAATTTGAAAAACATAAAGAAAAACTTGCACAAGAAAAGGTTTCAGAGCTAGACAAAGCTTTTGTAGCCCCAGAAGAAAAAGTACTCGATCCAGAGTTACTCAATAAATCCCTACTAGACAGAATGCCCAATCCATCAGGATGGCGTTTGTTGGTATTGCCATATAAAGGCAAGGGAGTTACAGAAGCTGGAATTCAATTAGTAAAAGAAACCGTAGATAGAGAAGCTTTATCTACAGTCATCTGCTATGTGTTAAAGGTTGGACCTTTATCTTATAAAGACGAAAACAAATTTGGCAGTGATGCCTGGTGTAAAAAAGGGGACTGGATTTTAATAGGCAGATATGCTGGAACTCGTTTTAGATTGGAAGATGACCATGAGGTTAGAATCATTAACGATGATGAAGTCATAGCTACCATATTAGACCCGGACGATATTAAATCTTTATAGGAGTAAATAATGGCAGAAGAAGCGCAAAACATTGAAGAAGTAGAAAGCATTGATATAGAAATCACAGATGAGAAGATAGAGAAAGCAGCAGTACCAGAACACAGAAGAGTAGAAGATGAGGTTCAAGACAATGCAGTTAATATTGTTTTAGATCAAAATAATGAAGTTACTCCAGTTACTGATGATGAAATCAAAGAAGATTTTGAAGTTTCTCCTCAAGTCGAAGAGAAGGCTAAAGATCAATCAGATATAGAGAAGAGAGCATCTCTTGCACAAAACAGAATCAACAAAGCAGTAGCTCAAGCCAAAGAGTTTCAAAGAAGAGAGTTAATGGCTGTTCAATATGCTAAAGATCTTAAAGAACAGAATGATCAGTTAAGACAGTCCCAAAAGTCTTTTCAAAATAGTTACGGAGATGAATTTACGAGTCGTGTTGAATCTCAAATAACTTTAGCAAGACAAGCCTTAAAAACAGCTACTGAGTCTCAGGATCCTGATGCAATAGCTACAGCTACTGAGGCTTTAACAATGGCTACTTCAGATAAAGCTAGACTTGAACAATATAGGCAAGACCAAAAAAGGTATGAAGAACAAGAAGCAGCCTATAACGAACAAGTTAAAAATCAACCAAACTACCTTGAACAACAACAACCAATTCAACAATATGATGAGCCATCAGACAAAGCTCAGACTTGGGCTAAACAGAATACTTGGTTTGGAAAAGACCAAGTTGCTACCTCAGTTGCCTTTGCAGTTCATAATCAATTAGAAAATGAAGGCTTTGACACTGAGTCTGATGAGTACTACACTGAATTAAATAACAGAGTGCAACAAGAGTTGCCTCATAAATTTAACGTGGAAGCGAACAAGAAACCCGTCCAAACAGTCGCTTCAGCCACACGCAATACATCGACAGGACGCAAACAAAATCGTATCGAGTTGACACCGAGCGAACAAGCACTAGCTAAGAAGCTTGGAGTGTCATTTAAAGATTACGCAATACAAAAAGCGAGGTTAGAAAGATCATGACAACAGAAGTAAAAGAAAACGCAGTTAAAGAAGAAGATGTTAGAGCTTCAAGAAGTTCTGACACTAGAGCAAAAGACGACAGACCAAAAGTCTGGAAAATGCCTTCTGCCTTAGAACTTCCAGACGAAGCTATTGAATTAGCTGAATCTCAAGGTTTAACTTATCGTTGGATTAGAGAGTCTATACTAGGACAAGATGACAAAACGAATGTCTCAAAAAGATTTCGTGAAGGATTCGAGCCAGTTAGACCAAATGAACTTCCGGGATTCCATGATTTGCCTACAGTCGATGATGGTCGACATGCTGGAGTTATAGGGGTGGGTGGATTGATACTGTGCAAAATTGATAAAACTATCGCAGATCAAAGGAATGATTTCTTTGAACAACAAACCCAAAACCAAATGACTGCCGTAGAGAACGACCTAATGCGTGAAGAGAATCCTTCGATGCCAATTTCAAGTAAAATGTCATCAAAGGTTACTTTTGGTGGAAGTGGTAAGTAATTACTATTTCTAGAATAAATATTAACTAGGAAACTATTATGGCAAATATAAATGCTAAATTCGGTTTAAGACCTATAGGAAAACTTGGAAGTGCTGTTAACAGTACTGGAACAACTGAGTACGATATTCTTACAGGTACAACCGGAAGTATCTTTACAGGCGACCCAGTAAAAATGGTTAACACAGGTGGCATAGCTGTCGCTGCTGCTGGCGATTTACTATTGGGAGTCTTTCAAGGATGTAGATATACTGATTCGGCTGGAGATGTGATTTACTCATCTCACTATCCGACAGCAACTACATCTAGTGACATCGTGGCTTTCGTGGTTGACGATCCTGATACTTTGTTTGAAGTTCAAAGTGCTGCTACGGGTAGTGTCGTACAAACAGTTGTCGGTTTAAACGCTGACATTGTTTACACTGCTGGTGATACAACAACTGGTAGATCTAATGTAGATCTCAGTGGCACTATGGCTACAGGCACAGCTCAGTGTAGAATTATTGGATTCTCCAATGACCCAGAGAATAATGCTCTAGGTACTGGAAGTCTTTCTACATACGTCAACATGATTGTTAAAATTAACGAGCACCTCTATGCTCAAACTACAGGAGTTTAGTAATGGCGATTAATCGATCACAACTAGCAAAAGAGCTAGAACCAGGGCTAAATGCTTTGTTTGGAATGGAGTATGACCGCTATGAAAACGAACATGCTGAAATCTTTGAAACTGAGTCTTCGGACAGAGCTTTTGAAGAAGAAACATTAATCGTTGGTTTCGGGAATGCTAAAGTAAAAGCTGAAGGAAATGCAGTTGAATTTGATTCAGCTTCAGAAGGCTTTACTTCTAGGTATTCACACGAGACTATAGCGTTGGCTTTTGCTCTCACAGAAGAAGCGATAGAGGATAATCTTTATGACCGCTTGGGAGCCAGATATACCAAGGCGTTAGCAAGATCTATGGCTCATACTAAGCAAGTAAAAGCAGCTGCTGTTTTGAACAATGCTTTCTCATCCAGTTTTACTGGTGGAGACGGTAAAGCACTTGTCGCTACTGATCACCCTTTAGCTGGTGGCGGTACTTTAAGCAACAGGCCTAGCACTTACTCTGACTTAAATGAGACTTCATTAGAAGATGCGTTGATTTCTGTATCAACTTTTACCGATGATAAAAGCATGATTCTTGCCCTACAAGGCAGGAAGCTAATCATTCCACCACAATTACAATTTGTGGCGGATAGACTGCTTCAAACACCGGGCAGAGTTAATACGTCTGACAACGACATCAATGCTATTAAGAATATGGGCATGGTTCCAGAAGGTTATTCAGTTAACCATTTCTTAACAGATAATGATGCGTGGTTCTTATTAACAGATTGTCCTGATGGATTTAAACACTTCGAGAGATCTCCTCTTTCAACTTCTATGGAAGGTGACTTTGATACTGGCAACGTCAGATTCAAAGCAAGAGAAAGATACTCATTTGGATTCTCGAATCCAAGAGCAGTGTTTGCATCTCAAGGGGCGTAAGTTCTTTAAAAGGAAAGGGAGCTTCGGCTCCCTTTTTTTTGTTTTATTTTTAAGAACATCTGTTATACAATCAAAGAGACTAGGATAATTATTTTGTTCTATCGACTGACCTAGCAGACAAGCCAAGACGATAGAATCTATTTCCAAAGGAGGAAATTATGGCAAATTCAACATTCAGCGGACCGGTTAGGTCTGAAAATGGTTTTAAAGTAATATCAACAAATAGCACTACTGGTGCAGAAACTGATGTAGTAGATATTGCATCTACAGGTATTGTTACTAACAAATATTCAAAACACGTAGGTTTTGCAACTGGCGTAACAGTAAATACTACAGCAGGTGATTCACCAACTATAGGTGAATTTACGCAACCAGCTAACACAATCATTACAGACATTAAAATTTTCTGTGATGTTTCACCAGTAATAGGTACTGGAGATATTGGTTATGAAGTAGGTACATCTTCTTCTGGTGCACAAATTGTTGCAGCTCAAACTGATGAAATACTTGATGGTGGTACAACTGTTGCTGCACATAACGTAACTTTGACTAGCTTGGTTCTACAAACTCAAGATGACACAACAGCTCCAGCTTCTGTTCAATATACAGACACTGCAAGAACTATTTACTGCAACATTACTAATACAGTAGATGCTACAACCGCAGGTTCGTTTACGTTCATTATTGAATATACGCAAATAGCGTAAGGGGTAAATTATGACAGGTAGAATGACAGGCTCAGATGTCCAGGGTAAGTTTATTACTGCGGACACTCAGGCTTTAGATGCCGATGGAATATCAGCAGCAGCAGCTGTAGGCAATAACGCAGCACTCACAATAGGTGGTGCGTTGGCTTCTGGCGGTTCTTGTACCTTTGATTCAGGAAGAGTAGTCACTATTCTTTCTGCTGGAGATGACTCAACAAAGTCATTTACTGTTACTGGCACAGATGTTAACGGTGATGCTCAAACAGAATCCATAACAGGTGCAAACGCTGGTACTGCTACTGGAAGTAAATACTTTAAAACAGTAACTGGAATATCAGCAGTCGGTAACCCGGCTGGAAACGTATCAGCAGGAATTAATAATTCAGCTGCAGACGTTGTTTTTGCAGGAAGAGCTAGATTGCAAGGTTTAAACTTAGTTTGTTCTGGAAATGCTGGAAACATTGATTTCTTAACAACATCTCCAATAGGAACTAGTTTGTTTAAACTTGGATCTGTAGGTTCAGCTACAACAACTAGAGATATAACCATCCCTGATAATGGATTGTTATTTACTGATGGTATTTATATTCAGTATACGCAAAGCACCTTTGGCACTATGACAGCGTTCTATGCATAATGCCTACTCGTCAAAAGCCAATAAGGCGAACAACCGCAGGTAAAAAGGCTAATTACCGCCCTACTAAAAGTGGGGCTGGTATGACTAAAAAGGGTGTTGCTGCTCATCGTAGAGCAAATCCAGGATCTAAACTTAAAACAGCAGTAACAGGAAAAGTTAAGAAAGGCAGTAAAGCAGCTAAAAGACGTAAGTCTTATTGTGCTAGATCAGCCGGACAGATGAAGAAGTTTCCTAAAGCAGCTAAGAACCCTAACTCAAGATTACGTCAAGCACGTAAAAGGTGGAAATGTTAAATGACTAATTCAGGCACAAAGAAAAAAGTTAAGAAAGTAATAAAAGGTTTAAAGAAAGC